GTCCGCCAACTATGGAACCGCTGCAACAGAGGTTCGGGGATTTGATCCTACGGTCGGACAGGGCTACGCGCCCGAGGCCGCACTGGCGGCCGGCCCTACCGGCATCGAACTCGTCGACAAAGCCCTCAACCTCATCAACACTCCCGCAGGCCAAGCCGTGCTGGGCGCTGCCGGCAGCGTGGTCGGCGGCGTGATGGAAGCCAGCGCGGCAGAGAAAGCCGCAGAACTGCAGTCCCAGGCTGCGCAAAACGCGCTGCAGCTGCAGCGTGATATGTTTGACTACCAAAAGAGCCTGTTGGCGCCTTATCAGGAAGCCGGCACTGCTGCTTTGAAGCGCCTGTCCGGTGCGATGGGCCTCGGCGGCCCGGGATCGCAGCAGCAGATGCTGGAGATGGATCCGGGCTACGGGTTCCGTCTGGGCGAGGGGCTGAAGGCGCTGGAGCGCATGCAGGCGTCGCGGGGCAATTTCCTGTCGGGCGGCGCGCTGAAAGCGGGTCAGCGGTTTGCGCAGGATACGGCGTCGCAGGAGTACGACCGGGCGTTTGGCCGCCTTGCGGATATTGCGGGCATCGGCCGATCTACCGGCACCCAGCTTGGCAACGCAGCGTCCGGCTTCGGCACTTCTGCCGGCAACATCATGGGCCAAGAGGCCAACGCGCTGGCAGCTGGGCGCGCTGCCCGTGGTTCAGCGTACAGTAACGCCATCGGCGGGGCGCTTGGGGCCTATCAGAACTATCTGAACCGGCAGCAAGAAGAACGCCTCATCCGAGACATCTTCGGGCGCACCATTGGGGGCTGAAATCATGCAACTTGACGCTCGACTTCCCCTGATGGCGGCCCAGCGCCAGCCAATGCAGTTTGCGCCTGAGTCGCAGTTGCAGACGCTGTCGCGGATTGCGCCTGGGATCAATGCGCTGCGGGGGGTGCAGCAGCAGCAGATGGAAACTGCCGAGGCTGTGCGCAAGCAGCAGGCGTACCAGCAGTTTCAGACTGAAGTGGCTAAGGCGTTCCCTGGCGGCGTAAGAGAACTGGCTCGCGTTTTTATGACGCAGGGCACGACCCCTCAGCACTTTGAAGTCGGCCAAAAGCTGATGCAGACGGCGATGGAGGAAGACGAGCGCCAGAGAATCTTTGGCGGCGGCGGTGCGCCTGCGATGGCCGAGCAGCCTGCCGCCATGCCGGCCGCAGCACCAGAAGCAGCGCCAGAGATGGACTTTGGCGCTGCTGGTGGCGCCCAGCCCGTGAACGCCATGATGGCACAGGCTGCGCCTGCAAAGATGCTGGAGTACGCCGGTAGGCAGTATTCGCCAGATCAGGTCGGGCAGATGCTGCAAAGCAGAAATGCTCAGTTGCAGCAGCTTGGGCGGGCGATTGCGGATGCGAACAGGCCCAAAACGGATCGAGAATTTGCGCCGTCTGAAATCTCGCGCCTGCAGCAAGAAATTGATCAGTTGCCTGCCGGCGATCCGCGAAGGGTTCCGCTTGAGAAGCGGATTCAGATGCTGACGGAACGGCCGCCTGCGGCATCAACTAGCGTGGAAGTGAAGCTGCCGGAACAGCAAAAAGCTTTTGAGGTTGGTCTTGGCCGAGCGCAAGCCGACAAGTTGATGGCAGACAGGGCCGTGGCAGAAGATGCCGCGAGCATCATAGACACTGTTCGGCAAGGTCGAGAACTGCTCAAAGGCCCGGTTTTCACGGGATTTGGCGCGGAATTTTTGACTTCTCTTGGATCCGCGCTCAATACGGCTGGTATAAGTTTTGCCCAAGATGCCGTGGCAAACACGCAGGCGTTTGCGTCAAATATGGCGCAAAACGTCGGGCGCATCATTAAGCAATTTGGCGCAGGAACAGGACTTTCTAACGCAGACCGCGAATATGCGGAAAAAATGGCCGGCGGGAAAATTACGCTGGACCGTAAAGCTATTGAGCGAATCCTTGATATAAATGAAAGGGCCGCGCGGAATGTTATAGCGCGGCACAATCGTAATGTTCAAGGCATTCAAACAAACATTCCTTTGACGGTTGAAATTCCGGAGGTTCCGTTTGTGCCTGCCGGTGGCGCGCCACAAGGTGGCGTTCGGCCGGCAGCTCCCGGTGCCGCGCCGGCAAGACCTGCAACGGGCCAGACCTTCCCGCAGCCAACGCAAGCGGCCATTGATGCGCTCAAGCGCGGCCAAGGCACCGACGCTCAGTTTGACGCAATCTTTGGGCCTGGTGCCGCAGCCAAGGCAAGGGGTCGCTGATGGCTACCAATCCGTTCGCGCAATTTGTCCAGCAGCCGCAAGTCAATCCGTTTGCGCGGTTTGCCGAAACCCCTGCCGGCATGCGGCCGGTGGAGGCCGGCGAAATCCCAACGGAATCCGGCTTCGTCATGCTGCCGGAAACAGAGCCGCAGCGCGGCGTCGGGCAGCGCGTCCTTGGCGCAGTAACTGCCCCGATGGATGTTGCGCTGACGCTTGGCAGCGCTGCCGGTCGCGGACTGGTTGCCGCTCCGTATGCCTTGGTGCGCGGGCGAGGTGTAACGCCGCAAGCACAGGCCGCTGCCGCAGAAATGCTGGGGGGCATCCGCCGCCCTCAAACGCCGGAAGGTCAGGCAGCGCTGGAGGCTGTTGCGCCCGCGTTGAGCGCTCTGCCGCCTGTTATTGGCACGGCGCCCGCAGTCATGGGCGCTGGGTTGCCTGCAGCACAACAGGCCGGCAGGATTGCTGGGCAAGAGGCCGGACTGGTGCGCGGCGCCATTGACACGGCAAGGGCGGCGCGAGCGGAGCAAACTGCGCTGCAACGCTCTGCGGCCGATTGGCAGAGGGCACCGCAAATTGAGGCGGCGCAGCGCGCTGTTGAACTCGGGATTGCGCTCAACCCCGCAACGTCAAACCCGACGCTGGCAAACAGAGCGCGGTCTGCGCTTGCTGGCAACAGAGATGTCAACGCAATCTTTGTCAAGCAGAACGCGCCCAGGTGGACGGAGCTTGCAAAACGGGACATGGGTCTGTCATTGCAGACCACGTTGAACGCCAAGGGATTTGAGGAGGCCAGAAACGCCGTCAGCGGGCCTTACGAGCAGTTGCGCCGCATGGGTGCGATGAGGGCAGACAACGAAATCCGCATGCAGCTTGAAAACCTGCGTGTTGAGCAAGCGGCCATTGGCGGCGAGGCCGGCGCACGGCGAGTGAACAGGCTCGTTGACGAGGCTGTCGGCAAGATTGATGCCGGCATAGATGGCAGCCGTTTACTGGAAAGCATCCGGCAGCTTCGCAGAGATGCGCAGGCCATACGAAATGCGCAGAAACTGGGGCAGGCGCCGTCGCCAGAACGCATAGCCGAGGCAGAGGCTAAGCTCAAAATTGCCGCATCGCTGGAAAACTTGGCAGAAAACAACATTTTTGACCCAAGGTTCAAAGATGATTTTCGCCAAGCGCGCGCCGCCATGGCAAAGACTTATGCCTATGAGGACGCGACAGACTTCAACACGGGTCAGGTGGACCCGATTGCGATTGCGCGACTGACTCAGCGGGACAACGCGCTGACAGGGATCATCGCGGACATTGGCGCAATCGCCGGCAACTTCCCCGAGATTGCCTCGTCTGCGCCGCCATCGACGCTTTTGCAACGAGCCGGTACGCATCTGACGAGATCAGGCATCGGCGGCACCATCGGCGCTGGCTTAGGCGCAGTCACGCCCGTGGGGCCGATTGCCGGCGGCGTGGTTGGTGCGGGGGCAGCGGAGTTGTACACCGGCTTGCGGGCGCGCAAAATGGCGACGCCGGAATACCAACGCCGTTTTGCCGCGCCAGAAGACCGGCGCATTTTCCCGACGCCCGAGCCTGAGCCCGTCAACGCTTTGGTGCCTTATGTGGCGCCGCAGAATGTGCTGATGCCGGAGGCTGGCGCGTTTGTTATGGGTGGACAGCCTCAAGTGCTGAGGCGAACAGCAGAAGGTGCATTTGTCCCGCCCCCAACGCCTGCTGCAACGACTCCGCAAACGCCAACTGCGCGTTTTGTTGGCCCGGAGCAAGGCCCGCCGCAGTTGCCGGCGCCGAGTGCCGAGGCCACGATGTCCACGCTGCGCGCAGAGGATGTTCGTCGCGCTGGCGTATCCCGCGCCGTGGGTCGTGAGGCGGAGGCCCAGCAGGCGGCAGCAGAAGCAGCAGCGCGCAGGCCAGCAACCGGCGAAGTGATCTTGGATTTTGACCCGGTGACTGGGGAGTTAAGGCCCGTGCAGCAGCAAGGCGCCGCGCTACCGCAACGATCTGCGTTGCAGTCTGCGGTCGAGAAACTTTCAGGCCAGATGATTGCCGAAACCGAAAGCACGTTTCGGCGGGTTTCTACCGGCAGGCCGACAAAGACCGGAGAGCAAAGGTTTTACGTTCGGCGGCAAACAGAAGTGTTGCCGTCTGAGCGGCAATCTCAAGCGTTCAATCTTACGGCTGAAGAACGCATCGCTTGGAACAAAGCAAAAGCAGATCTTGCCGACGTAGCCCCCGGCTTTAAGGCGCTGGATGAGAAAGCCATTGCCGCCAAGATGCAGGACCGAGAGTGGGTCCAAAGCACCATCAAGTCGGCCAGAGAGCGGGATCAGGCACTGGCGCGCAAGGAGGCACTGCTGGCAGAACAGCTTGCCAATCGCGACAACCTGCGCCTGCTTGCCAGAGACATCGAGCGCAAGAACAAAGAACTGGCGGACATCAGGGAGTCTCGCGCCCGAATGATGGGCGCGCTGGAGGCTTTGGAGGAAAGGCTGCGTCCTGGCAGGCCGCAAGTTCTTGGCGGCCAAGGCCCGAAGACGCGAGCAGCCAAGGCTGAGGCCAGCAGAGGCGGTGTCAATGCGCTTATGCCTGACGGCCAGAACCGCAACGCGCTGAACAAATGACCCCCCGCCCGGCCCGCCACATCATCGCCTGGTTCCTGCGCCGCTTCGGCTTCGCAGGCGTGGCGCTGGCGCCGTGGGGAATCTACATTCTGCCGGAAGCCATGCACAGTCAGCGCCTGACCAAGCACGAAATCGCCCACTGGCGGCAGTACAAGCGCATGGGCTTACTGCGATACTACTTCACGTACCTATGGGGCCTGCTGCGCCACGGGTACACCAACCATCCAATGGAAATCGAAGCCCGCGCGGCCGAACATCAGCCATGAGCCTGACGATGCAACAGAAAGCCGACATCGCCACCGAAGCCGCCAAGGCCTCGCCGCCAGTCGCCGTCGCTGGCGCGACTATTGCCGGCATGCCCGTCAATGACTTGGTTCTGTGGGTCACGCTGATCTATCTGGTGCTCCAGATCGGTTTCCTGCTCTACCGCTGGGGCAGAATGCACTTTCGGGGCGGGCCTGACTCGGAATGAAAGCCCGCATCGTCATCGGCGCCCTGACGCTCTCAGCGTCTGCTCTGGTCGGCATTGCCGTCCATGAGGGCTACCGTGGCGAGGCGTACATTCCCGTCAAGGGCGACGTTCCAACCATCGGTTTCGGCACCACTGCCGGCGTGAAATCGGGCGATACCATTGAGCCCGTGCAGGCGCTGGTACGCAAGCTCGCTGACGTTCAGCGCTTCGAAGGTGCGCTCAAACAGTGTGTGCGGGTGCCGCTGCATCAGCACGAATACGATGCCTTCCTGAGCCTGGCGTACAACATCGGGCCGGGGGCGTTCTGCGGCTCGACGCTGGTGCGCCGGCTGAACGCGGGCGATTACGCCGGGGCCTGCG